TCTCTAAATTCAAAAACCCTGCAACAGCAATCGACGCCATCAAATATGTCTTGACAAAAGCCATACAACGTGGTATAGATATAAAGACTCTAGGATTACCAGCAAATGCTGGTCTAGATGTTGGAGTGCTTACGGAAGATATAGTCTCTAAAGTCAGAAACGAACTATCTCCAATTACCGACCGCCTGACGGCGAGCAAGCAACAACAAGAGCAACTGGAGCAGACAAGAGGCGAGATTAACAACTTCCTTAATCTCAACCCAGATGCTAGGGAATATCTCCCTGTTCTTGTTAAGATGGCACAGCAACCTGAACTAGCGCATCTTACGCTACAGGAAGCTTGGCTAAGACTACAGCTTCACCTGCGGTCACGTCAGCAAACGCAGCGCAACGCGAATACACAGGAACAACCCGGCAATGGTGCTGGTCCTCCGCGTATGTCGCGTCCGAGTGGTAGATCACGCCCTGGAGTTGAAACAGACGGAAGCCAGATTGATAACGCTCCGGTCAACGTGAATACCGAGTATAAACAGATTGTCCGTGATGTAGCTAAAGACTTAGGTGGAATTGATTTCACTTAGTCTTAACTGGAATCCCGGATAAACTTTATCAAGGATGGCAACAATGGCTGCATTGGAAACGGTCGTACATGCCATGCTTACTCGGAGTCGCAAGAAGTTAATGTTGGCTTCTGCGCTCTCAAATGCTGTGTATGCTTATTTGTTCGCACAGAAAAGAGTAGTCATGGAAGATGGTGGGCCGCAGATTACGAACCCACTAATCGTAGGGAGAAATCCTAATGTGACTTCAATGTCATATTACGATCAAGTCCCTATCTCACAGACCAACGAATTTGATACTGTGGAATACACAATGTCAAGGGTCGTTGGTAGTTTGATTATCTCCGATCAAGAACAGGACGAAAACAAGGGTAGTGCAGTAATCTTCAAGATTCTTGAAGGTAAAATCACGGCGCTTGACGAAAGTATCAAAGAGAAATTCTCTGATTACTTAGTCAGCACTGGAGCTGGTACTGATCCGAATGGATTGCCTAACTTGATTCCAGATGATCCGACAACGGGAAGCATTGGAGGCATTAACCTTGCCTCTGAGACTCAATGGAGGCCAAGCGTATATGACTTCTTAGGTGGACTCGATGCGAATAACATCGAAGAAGCTTTCGATGACATTATGCTTGATCTTACACGCGGAAGCGAGAAGCCAAGTGTAATCTTCGCTGGTCGTAATATCTTTAGGTTGCATAGAACGGCAGCCCGAGATAAGCAGCAGATTAGCCTTGATGCTTCTGGCACCGCTGGTAAGCAAATGGTGAATCTTGGTATTGTTGGCACTACCCACCAAGGTACGCCATTGATCTTTGATGAAAAGCTAAATCCGAATGAAGCTTACTTCATCAATGACAAATACTTCACTCTTCATATTCTATCTGGGGTCAACATGAAGGTGAAGCAGTTAACGGCCCCTTGGAACGTGGACGCAATTGGTCGTCGTATTGTCTGGGAAGGGCAGCTTTGTTCATGGCGTATGCATCGTACGCATGGCAAGGTGAAGAATTAGGATAATGTTTATCCTAGAAAGGAAGGACTGAAATGGCATTTAACCCACCCCAAGGCCCACGGCTTCCATACGTTATACGAAAGCTCGAAGGTACTTTACCGAGAACTAAGTATCGGTTCAACCGTCGAGTCGGTAAGATTGAGCCGTATGAAGTCGAGGAAGAGGCAGGATATATCGCTTTCTTCCCGAATGGGCACTACTTGAGAATTACGACTAAGGAGGACTTGGTTAGGTTTAGGCTTAATCTCCGTCCTATGGTTATCAATGGTGACGGTATGGTGTTGCCTGACGCACAGCAACAAGTTGCTTTCGAGAACATGGAAGCGCAAGTTGCAGCATTGGTGCGTAAACGGAGTGGGCCTGTGTCCATTCCGGGTTACAAGGGCAAAATCCCCATCCCCGCAACGCAGGAGGTAGAATCATATGCTTAAGAACCCAGACTATAACCCTCCTGGGATTAACAACTACGTCCCTGCTATGCAGTACGACGCAGCTTATCATCTTGGGCCTACCGTCGAATTTAGCCTCGGTGTAATAACCGCTGCTGATCCAGACGGTATTACTAAAGCAATCCCTGCAAATGCGGCCTTAACTGCGATCCTTTATCGTGGTGCATTTGTTCCCGGTCCCGGTGGTGACGGTGCTGAAACAAAGGCTAAGTATGGCCGTTGCGTAAGTCTCGCTGCCTCTGCTGCTCCGGGCACAGCACTAGCATATCGCATCCATGGCGAAGATTACATTGGGCAACCAATGTGTGAAACTCTCGCCGTCCTTGCTGCTGGTACTGCGGGCGTTGTTGGAAGCAAAGCTTTCAAGAGGGTCACTAAGATTGTCCCGACTGTTGCTGCTTCCAATGCTGTAACTGCCGATGTTGGTTGGGCAGATAGACTTGGCCTTCCTTATAAGGTTGGTCAGTTTGTTGGTGGTTCAGAAGGCGTCATCGACACTGGAACTGGTGGCGTTATGACTGAATCAGCTACAGGCTTTATCTTTGATAATGCTGGCACAGCGACCATTGTTTCTCCTGTTGATGGTTACTGCACTGGTGTTACCTTAGAATTGTCTGCTGCTTCAACTGCTGGTGTTACTGGTATCGTTGCCACAACGCTAGGTGGAACGGAATACAATTTAAGTGTTCCTATCCTAGCAGTTGGTCAAAGTGTCAGTAACCAAGTCGATCCTGATGCATGGATAGCTGTTACCCGTGGTCAGAATCTTGTTTGGACCTCTGATGGTCTGGGTACAGGTGGAACTGGAACACTTATTGCCAACTTCTCCGAAGGTGGTGTTCCATTCGTGTCGTCACCTGACTTGACTGATCCAGCTACGCTTGCAAGCAAAGACCCTAGAGGAATCTATGTTCCCTACTCTGCTCCTGATGGAGTGAAAGAGTATAAGGTTCGTTACATTCCTTCTAGCAACGTCAATGCTGCTGGCAATGGTGGCCTTCAAGGCATTGCTCACTTCAATCAGTAAGTAGAATGGAAGGTAGGATAAACATTATCCTACCTTCCACTTCTTAAGGGAATGTAAATCCCATGGCTAAGAAATTTGACGAGCTTGTGCTAGAAATCGTCAAAGCTATTGGCGAGGTCGAAGGCACCAGCGTTAATACATATTCCATCCCTAGAGTCGAGTCTGCCTTGAGGCAGATTTTTGATATTGTGTTCAGGAAAACATGGTGGCCGCAATACTGCAAGTGGTATCAGATGACGCTTGATGGAAGCTTAGGCATCTTTACTTCTGACTTAACAGGGATCAAGGATTTTAGAGATATCCGCGTTATCATGAATGAGAAGGGTGAGCATCCTATTCCACAGCTTCCTAAAGGTAAGAACCCATTTAATATCACAGGAGATAGAGTTGCCTACTATGAACCATTAGATTTCTCCAATGCTGGCTATGCTACTAGACTTGTTCAATTCTGGCCCAAGACAGCAAAGGGTAATATAGTCGTTCATGGTAGATTATATCCGACTATCGTTGGAGCTACAGAACTATTCCTAGACCAGAACATGCTCATTAATGGTGCTGCTTGGATTATATTGGATGATGAAGGTATCAATCCAGAAGCAGCACAATTGAGAAAAGACCTATTTGAAGAATCCTGGAACGCTTATCTACAAGCTGAGGGCGATCAACCTATAGAGAACTGGCACTCTCCGGGTGGTGGGGATACCAGATACTATAGCGAGTGGCAAGTCAATCCATAATTTAGGATAAAGTTTATCATGCTTTCTCCGCTTATTACAAAACGAGTTAAAGCTCGTAAGCATCAACGTGGCCCCGGTAAGGTTACGTCCACTACCATTCGTGAGTTTGGTGGTGGCTGGAACGTGATTGACGCGCCTGCGGCGCTATCAACTAAGTATGCATCTGTATTGAAGAACTGGTATCGTCGTCCTGATGGTAGCCAAACAGTTAGATATGGCACCGAGTTTAAGGCTGACATAGCCGAAGGAAATCACGGAGGCACGCCAGAAGGAAGCTTCTTTAAAGCTTACACTGGAACTGAACAATTAGGTGATCTAGTCGTTAACGCTAAGAGTTTTGGGATAAAGTTTACCGCATCTGTAAATGGCTTCTTAGGCTCTGCGTCGATAGATGTTACCCTAGTTACAACTGGAGGAACATTTAAAGCTGGATTATATGCTAATAATTCTGGTGTTCCCGGTGTGCAACTTGGTCTTGATTCTGATGATATAGCTATTAATACTTTTGGTGTTAAGACATTCCATTTCCCAACTCCACAAATAATAGCTCAAGGTCAGGTCTATTGGTTAGTCTTTACCAATTCATCTACGCCAGCAAACATTACAGTTAGAGTTTGTGATGTTGTAGGTGGAACTATAGCCACAGGTAAGAATGACGTTATCTCTGCTATAACTGCCGGAAGCATGGCAGGTGGTAAAGACTTGATGGCATTGGTTCATATAGATCGACAGATAGCTGGAGAGATTCTAGACATTAGATATTTCGATGGTGATAATTATTGCGTCACAGATGCGGGTGAAATAGCTGCTGTCGATGCAGATAATGTTGTTAGCGCCGTCTGGAATGAAGCTATTGCTAGAGAGTATATCTCCCATCCTACTGGCTGGACTAATAGAGCCGAGATTGTGACGTTTACAGAAATCAAAGGAAGCCTTGTTATCTGCAATGGTGAGGATAAACCATTAGAAATCCCTCCAAACAAAGCCATCCGTTACCTTCAAGACTTAAATAATAGCTCGAATGTCAATGTTCCTGTAGGTAAATACTGCTGCACCGTAGCGGATTATCTCTGTATCTCTGGTGTTCCAAGTGAGCCTAACTCAATCTGGATCGGTGCTAAGGGAACCATAGGGGTATTCTGGAAAGACCCTGATAGTGACGGCGTTGTATTTGATGTGGGTGCGTATGTTCCAGAAGAGAACCAAACGATCAGAGGAATAACGAGTTTTAGGAATTATCTATTCGCTCACTTCTTCTCCGGTACGATAAAGATTATCCTAGGTGAGTATGACGCAGACGGAAACCATGTGCCGCGAGTGGAAGATACATTGCAGAAATTTGGCCTTCTGGGTCATCGTGACGCTGTGCCTGTGGTTAACGATCTATTGTTCCCTGATGTATCTGGAGCTTCGACGGTTAGAAGGAATCTCATATCCGGGGCGGTGGAACCATCTAGATTGAGTGATCTTATTGCTCCTGAATTTCAGAAGCAAGTGGCTAAACTGACTCAAGATGAAATGTTGTTTAATACATTCGGGGTTCATGATAGACTTAGCGGTCATTATATGATCTTCGTGCCAGTGAAAGAGACTGGTGAAGTCCGAGCATTTGTCTTTACCTTTAATGAGCGAATGAGGATTAAAGCTTGGAGTGAGTTCAATGGCTGGACTTGGAAAGCAGCAACTTCATCGGCATTGGGCAGGGTGTTCTTTGCAAAGGATACTCGACTTTATCAATACGGAAATGAAGCGTACTCGGAAGAATGGGCAGCAGATTTCCGTGGGGAATATGATGGATATTGGACACAAGGGACGCATTATATTCCCGGATTCAGAGCGAAAGACAAAGACACCGGCATAGTATGGCAAACACAAGTCGATCATACGAGTGATACAGGTGGAGACTTTGCCTTAACCAGAGAGACATATCCTGATCTGTGGACTGAATATGAAGGTGAAGAGATTAAGTTTGATTGGGAGTTCCCTTGGACTGATGCTCAAGCTAGAGCAAAGATCAAGCGTCTTGCTTTCATAAATATGGACACGCAAGGAAGCGCGCAATTCCATGTCGATATATTCGTGGATTACATCTATAAGAAATTTGATGGCAGCTATGATCCGGCGCTTACTCTTCAATATACTGGCGGTGACAGCCCTGGGTATGGTGGTGGGGATCAGCCTTACGGAGGCGGTCGTCGTACTACTGATGCTCGTCTTTGGAGTCATCCTGTTAAATTCAAACTAGGTAAGTTCCGCCTATGGGGAGCTTCAAAGAAGCCGTTGAGAATTGTTGCTCTCACGTTAATGTTTGCTGGTGGTAAGTTCGGTAGATAGGATAAAGTTTATCATGACTAATAACACACCATATCTTGATCTGACACTACCAGACTTTGACCAGATAACTTGGCACACCCAAGTTAATGGGAACTTCTTGATTATTGATGCGGCCATAGCTGCATTTAGTGGCATTACGATTACTGGAATTTGGCTGAATGATAAGAATTATAATGTCGGAGATTATGCTCTAGACGTTGATGGAATCAGTTTATGGCGTTGCGAGGTTGCTAATCTTAGTCCTCAGACTGGAAGCTTTCAGGAGTATAGAAGTAATAATCCTACTCATTGGAGCCTCTATGCTGACATTATCCAGATTACAGCAGAGGCAAAAGCAGCAGCATTAGCATCGCAATTACTATTCGATAACTTCAATGATATTTATCTAGGGCCGTTTACTCAAGACCCATTGACGGATAATGACGGCGATCCTCTACAGTCAGGAGCATTGTATTTCAACACAGCATTTAATGAGATGCGCGTGTGGAACATTATTGGTCAGTTCTGGGTTCCCATTGTATCTGGCGGCGGTGGCGGTGGCATTGCTGACGGAGATAAAGGTGATATTCTAGTCTCTGGTGGTGGTAGCGTTTGGTTGGTAGATCAAAATGCTGTCACGTTCCCAAAGATGCAGGACATTAATACTGGCAAGTTGATCGGTAGGTCAATTGCTGGTGTTGGCGATCCTATGGAGATTCTAGTCGCAGGTGGACTGGAATTTAGTGGACTAAGCCTTCAAAGATCAGCCTTAACAGGGGACGTGACGGCTCCAGCAGGAAGCAATGTAACTACGATTGCTACCAATTCTCTTGTATTTGGTAAGCTTCAACAGATTCCTACTGATACACTTGTCGGCCGAGACACGGCTGGCGTAGGAGATATGGAGATTATCTCCCTTAATGCCACGTTGTCATTTACTGGTGCAGGTAGCATACAACGTGCTGCATTAACAGGTGATGTAACAAGTCCTGCTGGATCAAATACAACAACCATATCTCCTAATGCAGTTTCATTCTCTAAATTCCAAGCAATCAATACCGATAGATTAGTCGGCAGAGATACGCCAGCTACAGGTAATGTTGAGGAAATCACTGTTTCAGGTGGTTTAGAGTGGACAGGTAGTTTAGGCATACAAAGAAGTGCTTTATCCGGTGATGTATCTGCCCCGGCTGGTTCTAATACCACGACAGTTGGGATAAACATTATCACAAATGCCAAGCTGGCAGACGTACCAAGTCCGAGCTTCAAAGGTAGAGTAACTGCATCCCTTGGTGATCCAGAAGATTTAACGATAGCGCAAGCAACTGGTTTGCTGAATAACTTTACTGGTGATGCAGGTTCTGGAGGTATTAAGGGTCTAGTTCCCGGTCCTGCTGCTGGAGACACCGCTGCTGGAAAGTTCTTATCTGCTATTGGTGGATGGGGCATACCTCCCGGTACAGGTGGTGTGAGTGATGGTGATAAGGGTGATGTTACCGTTGCGGCTGGCATTTGGACCATTGATCCTAATGTCGTCACGCTTGGTAAGATGGCACAGATTAACCAAGCTGTTATTCTAGGACGTGACGTAGCTGGTGGTACAGGTAACGTAACAGCATTGAGTCAGGTTCAATCGACGGCTATCATCTTACCGCTGGTTGGTGATTCTGGTGCTGGTGGTACTAAAGGATTAGCTCCCGCGCCAGCAGCAGGTGACGCAGCAGGAGGAAAGTTTCTATCTGCCGCATCTACTTGGCTAGTTCCCGGTGTTGTTGATAACACGGTTACATTTGCTAAGTTACAGGATATACCTACTGATACGTTAATCGGTAGGGATGCGGCTGGTACAGGTGATCCAACTTCCATCACTCTCCAAGGAACATTGGAATTTACTGGTGGTAATGCTATTCAGAGAGCCGCATTAACTGGTGATGTTACAGCCTTAGCTGGATTCAATGCTACAACTATTAGCAACAATGCAGTAACTAATCTCCATCTTCGTGACTCTGGAGGTTTGACGGTAATAGGTAGAAGTGCCCAATCTGCTGGCGATCCGGGAGACATATTCGCTGTAGCTGGCTCTGGTGCAGTTCTTAGAGAACAAGGAAACGTCCTTGGTTTCGGCACTGTCGTAACGGGTGGCATTGCTGATAACGCGATAAACTTTATCAAGATGCAGGACATTCCTACCGATAGCTTGATGGGTAGAGATACTGCGGCATCAGGTGATCCAGAGAGTATTCTGCTTAATACAACTTTAGTATTCGATGGAGCGTTGAATCTTGGTAGGGCAGCACTAACGGGCGAAGTCACGGCTGGCTTAAATAGTAATGCTTTGGTTATTACTGCCGGGGCTGTGACAGATGCTAAGTTAAGGAATAGTGCAGCTTTAACTGTTATAGGTAGAAGCGCAAACTCTGCTGGTGTTCCGGCTGATATAGCTGCTACGTTTGGTCTTGGTGGTGTATTAAGAGAATCTGGTGGCGTGCTTGGCTTTGGCACTCTAGCCACAGTTGGTCATGCTGATAACTCTGTCACATTCGGTAAGATGCAAGACATTCCTACTGATTGTTTAATTGGTAGAGATACAGCATTAAGTGGTGATCCAGAAGTTATCACTTTACAAGGAACATTGGAGTTTACTGGTACTGGTCAAATACAACGCGCCAATTTGACTGGTGATGTTACTGCCCTTGCTGGCTTCAATGCTACAACAATTGCGGCTAATGCTGTCACCTATGCTAAGATGCAAGACGTGACTTCTGGAAGATTACTTGGTAGAGGTTCAGCGGGTACAGGTGATCCAGAAGAAATACAAGTTACTGGCGGATTGGAATTTTCAGGATTAACTATCCAAAAGTCAGCATTAACTGGTGACGTGACAAGTCCTGCTGGTAGTAGTGTTACGACGATTGCTGCTAATGCTGTTACATTCCCCAAGATGCAGAATATCAACCAAGCGGTGATTCTTGGCAGGAACATTGCAGGTGGTACTGGTAACGTCGAAGCATTAAGTCAAGTGCAATCTACTGCTATATTACTTGCATTTGTCGGAGATTCAGGAAGTGGTGGCACCAAAGGTATGGTCCCTGCTCCGGCTGCGGGTGATAGTTTAGCTGGTAAGTTCTTAAGTGCTGTTGGTGGTTGGAGTGTTCCTGCTGGCGGTGCTGGAGGTAGTAGTTTCCCTGCTGGTACTAAGATGTTGTTTAGACAAAGTGCTGCTCCTACTGGATGGACCAAAGATGTTGTTCATAATGATAAAGGTTTGAGAGTTGTAAGTGGTAGTTTAGCTGATGCTGGTACTTTATCTTATAGTGCTACACATAACCTTGCAAGTACCTTCTTATCAGAAGCAACAGTTCTTGGTCCAGGTAGTATGTGCGATAATACTGTTACTGCTAATACTCGTTCAACGGGATCAGGTAGTACGGTTGTTACAGCCTCACACAATTCTGGTACTTCTTCGGGTCATGTGCATTACATTAATATGGATACCCAAACGCTTGACGTTATCATCGCAACGAAGGATTAAGTCATGACTGAGAAGAATGACTGTCCATTTTGGCAAGGACCATGCAAAGAGCATGAGTGTAGATTATACGTTCAGTTGATTGGGACTAATGCAAATACAGGTCAACCAGTTAATCAATGGGATTGCACATTTGCTTGGTGGCCCATC